GGGTTAACTTAATAGACACGGCTACGCATGTAGTACCGACAGCGGAGTACTGGCGGACGGGGGTTCAAATCCCCCCGGCTCCACCAAATAAGCTATACACATCAGGCACTTAGCGATCATCGCAAGTGCCTTTTTTGTGCCTGAATGGGTGGTATTGGCTCGGTTATGCCAGCTTAATGACAGCTTTTGTAGTGATCTTGTAGCGCCTCCACCGGCTTTACCTGCTCATCAAGCAAGGAAGCCTTCCGAATAGTCGTTCGACGCCAGCGCGCTGGTTAAAGGATCTGCGATGTACAATTTCATCATGCGTTCTGCCCTCTGGGAAGAAGGTCTCAACTCACTGAGAGTCGAAAGATTGTTTGAGTACACTGACGATGTCATCGCGAATGCATTTACTACCGGAACGACACCTGACCTCTTAGCGCTTCAGTCTCACCCCTCATTGTTCGTACAAGAGGACCAAGGGCAGCAACCACAATTTGCATACGTCGGCAGGGTGCTGAATCCGAGAGTAGTTGGACGAGACGTAGAGTTTGAGGTTGTCTTTGAGCGCGCCACACCACCAATTCCCCAAGCCGAACTGCATCGCCTGTCTCGAAACCTTCATATTCAAACGTCAGGACGTGGCTTGACGGAATTCAACAGAAATCATTGGGCCGTGAAGGATGTGGATCTTTACCGGATTCTCTTCACAGAATTGCGCCAAGCTACAAGAGCGCCAGTCGTTTTCAGGCTTCCAGCCCATCCCCAGATAGATCCAAGGCTGGTTTCGGTGATGATGCCGTTTGATCAGGCATACACCACAGTGTTTCACTCAATTCAAGTGGCCTGCCTTGGTGTTGGGTTGGCATGCGCCCGCGCCGATAACATTTGGGATAACCCTGCAATCATCGATGATGTCGTAAATCTTATCGATAGGTCGGCGGTGGTGATTTTTGATTGTTCTCAAAAAAACGCTAACGTTTTCTACGAGCTTGGATTGGCGCACGCCTGGGGAAAAGAGGTGATTATTTTGACAAACGATCCTGCAGATATTCCCTTCGATTTACGCCATATTCGATTCATTACTTATCGCAACGATCAACTGACGCTACTAAGCACGGCTCTTTCTGTCCGCCTACGTGAGCTCACACAATAAAAATGCGGAAATGCCGGGGTTCATAAATAAACCTCAACAAGTGATTAGTAAGGGGCTGGCAATGTTTTTGACGAATGAAGAAGTGGCGGACCTAACTGGCCATCCCCGACCTGCTATACAGATTCGCTGGCTCAGGACCAACGCCATACCGTTTATCCAAGGTGGAGACGGTCGCCCTAAGGTCCCTAAGCAAGCGCTACTGGACAAACTGGAGCGCGACATTACCTCTGGCGAAAAAAACCTAGCGACGCCGACTTGCCGGCTCATCGACATTACAGAAAACTGGGATAAAGTTTCCGAGTCAATGATGGCCGAACTCATGGGTACCACCCCGCGAGCTTTAGAAGGAAGGCGCTTCAAAGGAGTGATACCACCAGAAGTATGGTCAAAAGTCGATGGTGCTATTATGTATAGCTTGAAAAGGTATGAAGCTTTTTTGGATAGCAAATGGCCGGTGTATAGCCCCCACACGTCAATAAAAAAATCAAAAGCGGCTAATTTACGAACCCTACATAACGGAGCGGAAACCAAATCGAAACCTATCACGCTGCTCGTGTGAGGAGCTTCGTTTGGGAGCCTCCTATCTTGGCACGGCAGATCCTACCCCTAAGTTAACAAGAGCTCATTATGTTTTTAACCAAAGACGAGTGGCAGGGCTTCCGGCTACCGAAAGCCGAGCGCCCAAATCAAGTGGCTACAGGCGAAGCAGTTCGGCTTCGCGGTCGGCGGTGACGGCCTCCCCAAAGTTTTGCGCCAGGTTGTCATCAACCGCCTAGGAGGACAGGTCGAACACAAGAAAAACCCGGAGCTTAGACTTAAGTAATTCTTTCAACTCGCCTCACCGGGAAATGGATTCATGATGACACCGGAGTGATCATGGACAGCACGGGTTGTGCGGATTAGCTGGCGTTTTTGGTCTGGGGGTTTTAAAGGGCTTCAGGGGTCATTCAACCCCCTAAAACCCCCTCAAAAACGTAAGAATGGTACAAAAAGTGGGTACGAACTTTACTTCACTGCTGTACTGTTCCACGCATTAATGTTGATCAGAACTGCGGCGTCACCATCGTCATTCCATACTCCAGAGTTCATCCCCCAATACACTTTGTGCCAGACGACTCCGTCATCACCCTTTACAGTTACGTCCTTACCCTTTCGAGTATAAAGCACCACTCTATCCCCCTTCTTTACTTCCTTCGGGTCGAACCACTTAGAGTGCCTGTGCTTATTTGAGATCCCGCCACCCTTGGCGAACGTTGCGTCAGAAATCATGTAGTAGTGCAGATTGCAATCTTCTAATGCGGTTAACCTAACTCGCTCTGCTTTTTGATCGCCATGACCATGAACTGAATCGATTCTTAATTTCACTGCTGACTTCCTTTTTAGCTGTAACAACTCATAGGGGAGAGTCAATTTAATCCAGAGAATATCAATCTGCCAGCAGAGATCTCTTCAGTTCGTTTGTTGCTCTAGCGCCATGACATACGCCTGGCACGCCTGCAGCGCGATCAGTCCCCGGTCGCCGTTGTCAGTGATGGCGATAATTCGTTGAGCATGCGCTGGGTCAAGGTCGGCTCGAACGACTCCATGAACCACGCCGCCGGCGCCGGTGGCGGCAGGCACTGAACAGCCACCGGCTGAACCCTGGGCGAGGACGACTGACAGCCGCAGATCAGAAGTGGCAAGGCGATCGCGCAGGCGAGCCTGGTCTTTTTGGGCATTGGTCAAAGTCTCATGGTGGGATTGGTCGCTGACCGCCAGGCGCTGCTCGAGCGCCAGGTGCTTGTCCTGAACGGCCTTCTGCGCAGCAGCGCCGACCATGGCCAACTGATTGAGGGTGTCGGTGTGCAAGCGCGACTGCTCGGCCAACTGCGCGCCATACCGCCAGCCCTGAACCTGCCAGGCGACGACAGCACCGAGCAGGGCAAGGGACAGCGCACCGACCAACTTCCAGGCAGCCGGGCTCACGGCACATCCCTAAAGAAGACATGCCCGCCCAGCTTGAGTGTCTGTTTCGCCTTCGCTGCCCACGCCGGCGGCGTCTTCATGGCGATCGCGTAATAGTGCGTGGCGCCGCCTGTAGGATCTGGCACCTTGCCGTCGATAACCTGGTCGGCCACGACTCGACACTGTGCCAGTTCGCGGAACGGGATCTGCTTCACCCCGATCAGGAACTGATAGTTCGGGTCAGTCTTGTTCCAGCAACTGAACTGATAGGGCTTCTGGCACACACCGGCGTAGCCCTCGCCCCACCACGACTTCTCCTTACCATCCAAGACACGATTGCGGATCGTACAGGCCACGGCCACTTGGCCAGCCGACGTTTCGCCTCGGGCCTCACCCCATATCGTTCGCGCGAGGATGTCGCGGTCTTTTTCGGTAACTGGCATCACTTTTCTCCAGGCAAAAAAATACCCGCTCAATGGCGGGCATATGTCTTTAGCGGCGGTCAGGCGGGGAAGCCCGGCCAATCGATAGTGGTCGGGTAGCCAGGCTGCTCAGGCAGGCGGCTCAAAGCGACTCGGAATTTCTTCCAGGACTTCAGCAGCGCGACATCCGTCGGGGTGGCGTCATCAACATCAATTGCATCCTGCAGCGGTGCAATGGCTTTATCAGCAATGGCCCGCTGTTTCTCGGTCTCCGCAACCACTGCCGCTAAAGCGCGCGCAGCCTCGGCTTCAACCTTCATTGCCTTCGTTATTAGCTTTGACCAGTCGATATTATTCAGCATTTTGTATTGCCTCGATCATGGACAAGGCCTCGTCTCTTGCAGCTTGTTCGGTCTCCGTGACAATGCGCGGTGGCGGAAGCTCAACCGGTCCGTCCGGAACATTCAGCAATGGCTGAGGGAAGGCCTGTTCCTGGCTGTAGTTCCAAGGGAGCGGCAACACCATCGTCAGAACAATCTCACCGTCCATGACATTTACGTCGCCATCGAACCAGCTTGAAAGAATTGCATCTCGAGGCAAGGTATCGCCTTCAGACATCTGCGAAAAATCAAATAACTCACCGTTTATGGTGAGCGTATTGCCCTGTTTGATAACTTCAATATCAGGAGTGTTTCCTCTAGGGGAAAGGATAATCTTCATGCGTACCACCTACCTATAGCCGTCCACATTGCACTTAGAGCGACGGTTGTGCTGGCTGGATTTAGGATAAAAAACGATCCGGTGGCGGTTGTCGTAGGAAGTGCTGATCCTTGAGTAGCCCATGCAAGACCACCAGAAGATATGATATCAACGTGAGTTTCAGCCAACCCCACGTAAGCTTGAGGAAAGACGATTCCGTTGAACGGCCCCACATAAAACAAAGACCCAACAGGAGTAACAATTGATTGAGATCCGAGGTCTTTGAATCCCCGACAAATCATTGTGCCATCGGCATACTTGGTCCACTCGCCGTTTGCGTTGCTGCCGCGCTCAATCACCGCCCCGGTCGGCACTCCAGCAGACTGCGATAC